CAGTTAAATGAGATTAGTTGTAAGCCTGCAAGTGAAGCGTTCCCTAATCTTGATTGGAGAGAAGCAGAAGCCACACTTAAAAGACAAATAGACGCTCTTAAATTTGCCCTTGGCAAGATGGCACCAATACTATCAGCTAGGTTTAATAAGATAGAGAAGCTAGAAGTATCTGGTATTAGTACAGGTCCACAGTTAGCTATCGTGAACTATTATGCAGATGCTGCACCAGTAAATGTAATTGATGTTACACCTAAGTTAGATGATAAATGACCGTTCGTCAGGATAAGTGGTAATTTTGACCCTACCCAATCATAAAGGGTATCATCTGATCTCGTCTCTACGACCTCGTAGCTAAGCTTATTTACAAGGCATATACAACCAATTATATACTGTTCAGTTATTATATCTGTATGACTATACAGTAATATACCATTCGTCATCTGATGAACGGTATCTTAACTGATCAGTTATACTTATATAATATGTTATGTTAATATAATTATAATATAAATCATATACTTAGTAGTATAATATACTCAACAGCATGCATCTATTACCCATTTAAAGGTCACAGTTACACGCGCGATGGTAAACATCTGTACATCATTACAGTCTTTATACCTGTATAACTATGCAGTAGTGTAGCTACATATATGCTTAACAGTATATGCCAGGGGGTCTAGGAGGGGGTACCGCGGGGTTTTACTCGCACATAAATTTTTATCGATCTACCGTCTACAACTTTTCTCAGAAACTATCAAGAATTAGTGCATATGCAGTAGTAACTTTCGGCTAATTTGAACGATAGTGAAAAAATCTACTATAAAGCTTACTGTACAGTTTTCTCTTATAGGGGGTAGATTGGTAGGGGTGTGCTAAGTTTGTTTCACAGTGAGCTTAAAAACGGCCTTTAAAAGCCTTTAGTAACTGGTGGGCCCAGTTAGACTTATTCTATACCTAATTGTTTAGTACTAAACAGTTAGTATACTAATTGTTAGGTATAGAACTTCGCCCCTGTTACCAGGGAATATGTATTAGTTTTTAAAAAAGTAAAGTAATGACTCCTTATTTCAGACGAACGGTATTAACTTAACAGATGAACGGTATATACTTGACCAGTATTATAGTAGATACATATTAGTATTGTACCTAGTAACACCCTGGTAAGCCTCTCACGGAAGCTCAAATCACTAGGGTGAAGAACTACTAAGACGTTATGATATATCCTAGAAGAGGTTATCGCATGAGTTATTTCGATAGAACAGATTTTGCGCACCGCACATATTGCGATGTACTAGAAGAAATGAGAAAGATTCTTAAATACCGTCCGTCAAATGACAAAGATATACTTATGAGTTTAGTAGAGGAATTACAAGTATACGGCAATCGTATGGAAGCAGCCTTAGCATATAAGGGTGATCTAGAAAAGCTTCATAAGGAAAGAACCAAATTAAATAAAGAGGTACAAGAATTAAAATCAATACTTCCAGAAAAAGAAGAGGAGAACAACTAATGCCGATCTTTGATTTCAAATGCCCCAAATGTAATTACACATGTGAACATTTATTACGTAAGAGTGATAGTAAACTTATATTTTGTCCAATGTGTAAAGTATCAATGGAAAAACAAGTATCTGCCCCACACTTTAAATTCGCAGGAGTAAATTCAGGTGTAGATAATCCTAGTTCTTTTAGAACTTCTAGACATGAAGATTGTAGATTGCCTATAAATATTATAGATCAAATGCCAGATGGTACTTGTAGAATAAGTTCAACAGCTAAAGATCCTGAGTTGTTAGATGGTTAATACTGAAATGTAAAAAATGTCAACCCAAGGTTTACTTTTATGAAAAGCTTAAAAACAATCCTAGATTAAAAGGATATTTAAATGAATAATTTAATTACGTGTCCCGCTAACTTTAAACCTAGAGGGTACCAACTTCAATTGTTTCAACAGATGGACGGTATTCAAGGTAAACCTGAAACTCGTAAACGTAGAGCTATTCTTAGATGGCACAGACGTGCAGGCAAAGATAAAGCCTGCTGGTGCTATTTAATTAAAGAGGCTGCCCAAGTACCAGGCAACTACTTTTATATCTTCCCTACGAAGACCATGAGCCGTCAGGCGCTATGGGAAAACGTAGACTCTAATGGATTTAAATTATTAGATCATTTACCTAAAGAATTTATTAAACGTTTAAGTAATCAGGAAATGTTAATAGAACTAATAAATGGCAGTACTATACGTGTACTTGGTTATGATAAAGACCCAGATAGTATTCGAGGAGTAGCGTGTAGAGGGGCGGTATTCTCAGAATTTGCATTCTCCGATCCAGATTCATATAAAATCATGATGCCCTCGTTAAGAGAATCAAATGGTTGGGCTATATTTAATAGCACCCCTAACGGCAGAAACCATTTCTCTGATATGTGGGATAATGTATATACATCTCCTAATTGGTTTGCTTCTTTACTACAAACTTACTGGCCAAATGAAGATGGATACTCAGGTTTAATACCTCAAGACCAGATGCTTCTAATTCAGGAAGAAGAAGGTTTATCTGAAGAGGATGTTGAAAGAGAATATGGATGTTCATTTAACTCAGGTATGAGAGGGTCTATCTATTTGAATCATATAGAAAAAGCTAGAACGTCAGGAAGAGTTAATAACTTTCCTTATGATGATTCTAAATTAGTAGATACCTTTTGGGATATAGGAAGGGATGGTTGCTCCATATGGTTTAGGCAAAAATCAGGTAATGCCATATTTTTCATAGACTATTGGGAAATGGAGAAGGGTGATATACTAGAATTCGTTAAAGAACTTAAAAGAAAAGGATATAATTATGGGACTCATTATTTGCCTCATGACGCTGATAACAAATCTATACAAACTGGTAATTCAACTGCTAGGATTCTCGAAGCAACATTAAGAGATTATGGAATATCTGAGGATGTAGTTACACTTGAGAAGAGTTCTGTACAGCATGGTATAGATACTACTAAGAAAAGGTTTGCTAGATACCATTTTGATAGAGAAAGTTGTAGAGACGCGCTTAAACATCTTGAATTATACCATAAACGTTGGGATAAGAAGCGTATGGTATTTATACAAGAACCCGTGCATGATCAACATTCTCACTGTGCAGACGCTTTACGTACAGAATCTATGTCAGAAGATATAGAAAATGACTATTTCTATAGATTAAATGATGTAAAAGCTCAATGGGAATTTGATCCTTTCGATTAAATTTAACATTTTAACATAAAAAACATATTATTGATATGAATATTTATCGTATATTGTCTTTTGTTGTATCTGCAATCCATCAAATTATAATATATGGTAATACTATAGCGGTTTTATTTCTAATAATCAAGCAACCCTGGTATATATGGTTACCTGTGGGTACATGTATATTATCTCCACTATTAGGTGGAAGTCTTTGTATTATGAATAGACTAGAAAATAAACTAAGAATTAAAGCTGGATTAAAGCCTAAAGATTTTGATGGGGTAATAATCAAATTATTACATGAAATGTACGGTTGGAAACAATCAAATTAAATAAAGAGGTGTATTATGGGTGGAGGAGGAGGCGGAAGTAAAGGTCCTTTAGGAATAGTAGGTAGCCTATTAGGTAGTGTATTTGCAGATGAGCCTGAACAACAAGCTACTCCTGCAGCTCCTGTTTACGTATCTTCATCAGCTGAAGAACCAGCGGCACCTGAAGCATCTACAGCAGCAGAAGTATCGACTGCAGAGCCTGTAATAGATACAGAAGCAGCTAGAATAAGGGCAGATAAAAGACGTAGAGCAACTACAGAAGCAGCTAACGCTTTGATTTCATTAGCTTCTCAATCACCTACTACTAAGGTAGAATCCTTATTAGGAGAATAATATGGTAGATATATACAAAATAGTAACTCGAGGAGAGCGTTTATTTAATGCTCAAGAAAGGGTAGCTTCTGAGAATATATGGAAGGAAATCTCAGAATTTATGTTAAATAATCAGCATGCTGTATTTAAAGATGCTCATATGGGCATAGTAGATTCTTCATCTTCAAAGGGTGATAAAACTACTAGACGTCTATTTGACTCAACAGCATTACAATCTACTCAAGATTTAGCTTCAGCATTCCAAGGAACCTTAACTAATCCAGCCACTATATGGTCTAAATTAAGATTCAAAGATGAAGCTTTAAATAATGACACAGAAGCAACTGGATGGTTAGAACAAGTTAATGGATTGATTCACAATTCCTTAAATGAGTCTAACTTTAATACTGAAATAGCTAAAGGATATCAATCATTTGTATCATTAGCTAACATGGTATTATTCCACGAGGAGACTGATGAGGGAGGATTTGTATTTACAGCAGCTCATTTAGGTAAAATAGTATGGGCTGAGAATAAGGAAGGTATTGTAGATACCGTATATCGTAAATTCTCTATGACTGCTAGACAGGCAGTAGAGAAATTCGGTAAGAAACTAAATATAGATATTATTAAATCTTCTATGGAGGAGCCGGAGAAGGAGTATCCTTTTCTTCATTTCATAGGTCCTAGAGATCCAAAGAATATTAAAATGAATAAACTAGGTGTAGCTCCTGCAAGAAATAGACCGGTAGCATCTATATACATTGACATGGCTAATCACGAGATGATAGAAGAAGGCGGTTATTATGAGATGCCTGTCTTCGTAGCTAGATGGTCATTATTACCGGGTGAAGTATATGGTAGAGGTCCAGGTCATTTAGCTTTACCTGATACTAGAACTTTGAATAAATTGAAACAAAGAGGGTTAGAAGCTATAGATCTACACGTTAGACCTCCTATTTTCGCTAATCAGAGAGATGTAATAGGTAAATTAGATTTAAGACCAGGCGGAATATCTATAGTTAAAGATCATTCAGGTATTAAAGAATTTGTCTCTCAAGCTAGAATGGACGTTCTACAATTTAGTATGGAAGACCTTAAGGCATCTATTAAGAGTATATTCTTTTTAGACAAATTGTTATTACCTCCAAGAACTGAGACTGGGGAAATGACTGCATATGAAGTAAGTCAAAGAACTGAACAGATGCAAAGAGTTTTAGGTCCTGTATTAAGTCGTATGAACAATGAACTATTAAGCCCATTAATAGTTAGAGCGTTTAAGATTCTATTAAGATCGGGGAAGTTACCAGAAGTTCCAGGAATTTTAAAGCAGTTAGGAATAAATGTAGATATAGTATTTGTTAATCAGTTAGCTAGAGCGCAGCAAATACAAGATGTATCTACTATTCAACAATGGATACAAGGACTAGCAATGCTAGCTCAAGTAAAACCAGAGATCATGGATATGGTCAATGCAGACGGAATAGCAAAACATACCGCTAAGATACTAGGAGTACCGGAAGTTGCAGTAAGTAATGATAAGGATGTTCAAGCAATGAGACAACAAAGAGCTCAACAAATGCAACAGATGCAAGCAGCCGAAATGGCAGTCAAAGGAGCAGACGTTGCTACTAAATTAAAGGATGTTGGACAAACGGAATAAATATACATATTAACGGTATACGCTACTCAAAAACCGCCTGTAATGGGCGGTTCCTTTTAGGAGAATTCCATGATTCAAGACTACATAGAGTTTAGAAGATCTTTAAATGAATTATATTTAACACCTCAAGGTAAACTAGTTATAGATACCTTAGAGAAGTCTTATGTAGAATCAAATGTATTTAATGTAGATACAAATACTACTATGTATAGATTAGGTCAAAAAGAATTAATACAAGCGCTAGTATCTGATGCTAGAACTAAGTATGAACCAGTTCAATCAACAACTATGGAGTAAATATAAATGTCAGAAATAGAAACCAAAGTAGAAGCCCCAGTAATGGATAAGCCAGAGGTTTCAACCGTTGCAGAAAAAGCAACACCTGAAATTAAGGCGTCCACAAATGTAGACTTTATGACTTTAATAGATGAGCAAGTAAGAACTCAAAGTAATATTAAAGATTTTAAGGACGCTACATCATTAGCTAAAAGCTATTTAGAGTTACAGAAGATGGTTGGAGGATCTCTTAGAATTCCGCCCAAAGACGCAAGTCCAGAAGCAAAACAAGATTTCTTTAATAAAATCAAAGATATAGATGGTATACTACTTAAAGACGATCCTAATCTAGCTCTTAAATTAGGTCGACCAGAATCAGCAGATAAGTATGATATAGAGCAAATGGTGCCAGAAGAGTTTAGAGGGACCTTAAAAACTGATATAGAGGGATTTAAAAAGATAGCTTTTGATTTAGGACTATCTAATGATCAAGCTAAAAAAATGGCTGAAAAACAAATAGAGATAATTAAAGGGAATAATGAAAAAGTTGCAGAAGATAGGCGTAAAGCTGAAGAGTCTTTAAAGAAACTTTGGGGTCAGGATTATGATAATCGTTTATCTGCAGCTAAACAAGTAGCTAAGATATACGGTGAGAAGTTTGGAGAAGATATTAAAAATTTAGTTCAGGGACCTTCAGGTAATAATCCAGCATTGTTGCATATGCTCTCAGAATTAGCTGAAACATATAAAGAAAAAGGACATGAAGGACTGTCAGATACTAATTTAGGGATGACTCCTGAATTAGCTAAACAAAGGATTAGAGAAAAGAGGACTGATAGAGGATTTATGGAAGCCTATAATAATGCTAAACATCCAGGACATGGTAAAGCAGTAGCAGAACTAGAAGCATTATATAGATCAGTATAGAATATACACTATATTTGTACAGTGCCTTTAAATTTTAAGGTACTGTACATTATATACTATATGCTAGCAGATAAGTCCACGGCGACCCTGCAGTTATTTGCCGTCGTTTAAAGCTACGTTAGTGCTCAGAACAATGACCCCGCAAGGACAAGTCGTTCGAAACCAATAAAGTAATTAACTTAATATTAAACAAATGGAGAAATACCAATGGCAGTAACTATAGACCAAGCGTATATCAACGCTTATAGCGACAATGTCCATACATTAGTCGAACAAACAGAATCAAAGATTCGTCCAGTAGTAACGGTAACCAAAGAAAAGGGTGAGAAAATCTTTTTCGATCGTTTTGGAGCTTTAACCGTAGCAGACGTTTCTGGTAGATGGCAGGATTCCGTAGTACAAGACAGTGCTCATAGCCGTCGTATGTGTACTACTGTTAAGAAACAGGCAGCTGTTTCCGTCAGCGATTTAGATACTCTTAAAATGATGATGGATCCAACTAGTTACATCACTACAGCAATGGCTCGCGCACATGCTAAAGAATTTGATGATGTAGTTTTAGCAGCTATTCTTGGCTCAGCAGCAACTGGTCAAACCGGTTCTGGTACCCAAGCATTTGATTCAAACATGCAAGTAGCTCATGGATCAACTGGTTTCACCGTAGCTAAATTAAACTCAGGTTTAAAACTATTAGAAGCTAATGAAGTAGACGTAGATCGTGAAGAACTCTTCTTATTAGCAGGGGCCGGAGCAATCGAAGACTTAATGGCTGACAGCTTATTTACCTCTTTTGATTACCAAGAAGGTAAAGTATTAGCTAATGGACGTCTTCCAAAATTCCGCGGTATCAACATAATTAGATCTCAAAGAGTTCCAGTTCACACGTCAGGTAGCGTATATCGTTGCTTACTTCTAACTGGTAGTTGTATGAGAGCTAACATATCTAGTGATATCGAAGTATATGCCGACGTGATTCCTCATAAGAATCGTGAAATCTTAATTCAAGCTTTCATGACTTATGGTGCAGTACGTATGGAAGAAGCTTTAGTAGCCGACATATTATTCCAATAATTTAAATTTGAGGGGCTATAGGCCCCTCTAACTAGGAGAAAATAAATGACAGCAACAACAGTAAAAGCGGTAAGCTTAACTAAAATTCTAGCCAGAGATGGCGGAATAAACAAAAAATTACAACAGGACGTAAAAGTATCTATAGAGCAAATTGAAGTAGCTACAACGTCTATCGATGAAGCTAATGATGTAATTCTTATGAATGCGATTCCATCAAATGCCGTTATATTAGACGTTAAAGTTTTATGTGACGATTTAGATTCACACGCTACTCCTGCACTAGCTGCAGATATCGGGCTATTCTATACAGGTATTGGTGGAAATCAAGCATTTAGTGGTAAAGTAGTAGGCGATGCAGTAGACGTAGACGTCTTTGCGTCAGCATATGCAGGATTACAAGCCGCTATTGTAACACCTACCAGTGTTCGTTTCGAAGCAGACGACGTAGCTGATATAGCTAAAGAAGCTTGGGAAGCAGGTGGATTATCTGCAGACTGTGGTGGATTATTAGCAGTAGGCTTCAAAGTAACTACAGCGGCAGCAACTGCAGCAGCTGGTACTTTAGTCTGTATAGTAGAATATATCTAATATAAACAATACTTGGGAGCAAGGAAGCTCCCTTTTCTTTAAGGTCTTTAATGATAGAAACAACTAAATTTAATCATGGAATAGCTAGTTATCCTAAGGAATGGAGAGATTTAGTAGTATCTGAAAATAAAATATGTATACAGTTTAATACTGTTCAGTGTAAAACTAGAGTTACTAGAGACTTTAAAGAAGAGTTAAATCAATTTGAGTATGGGTATACAATGCCTGTATATTCTCATGGAACAGACATTCCATTTTTAGCAGTAGGCATTCCATTAAAGTTGCATAAAACCATGTTATTAGAGCTTTTAAGAGCTTATAAAGAACATGCAGATAAATATGAAAATAACTTGAAGGAATTTCTATTAGATTATTCTAATAAGATACAGGAGACCTTTAATGGCTAGTGAAGTACAAATATGTAATATGGCATTAACTAGAATAGGGGCCGCTCCCATAGTTTCTTTATCAGATGGGACTACTTCTGCTAATCTATGTAATACTTTAATAGATGACTTATCTTACAGAGCAATGATTCAAGGATCATGGACTACTTGTATATTTAGACAAGAATTAGCGCAAACAGCTTTTGCTCCTGAATACGAATATACTTATGAATATCAATTACCTACAAGTCCTAAATGCTTAAAAGTATTAGACGTAGATGGAGACCCTTATATTGAATATAAAGTAGAAGGTGATAAGTTATTAACAGATGAGACTGAAGTTTTCTTACGTTATATAGGAGTACCTACAAGTACAGAAGATTATGGTCCCTTATTAACAGAAGCTATAGAAACATTATTAGCTAGCTATCTTGCATATCCAATTACCGCTAATAAAGAATTAGCTGCAGGATTAAAAAAAGAATATGAAGAATTAGTAATGAATAGTTTAGCTATAGATGGCCAACAAGGATCTAAAGATCAATTACAAATATCTGATTTAACCATGGTTAGAAATGGGGCTTTTGGTTATGACGATAACGTTTATTATGGCCCTTAATTAGTACGGAGTAATAACGTGACTAAAAAGATTATTAATCAAACAGCATTTACTTCAGGTGAAGTTTCTCCGGTGTTAGATGGTAGAGCAGATACTGCTGAATATCAACATGGCTTAGTTACTGCTACTAACGCTACTGTTACAGCATATGGACCTATTAGAAGAAGAAATGGTTCAAAATATATAGCAGAAATTAAATCTAGTTCAGCAACTGTTAGGTTACTTAGATTTCAATTTAGTCAAGATATAGCATATATACTAGAATTAGGTAATTTATATATTAGATTTTATACTAATGAAGCACAAGTATTAAGTGGTGCAAGTCCTTATGAAATAGCAAGTCCTTACTCTACAGCTAATTTACCAGATATTCAAGTAAAACAAAAAGGTAGCCAAATATTTATGGTGCACCCAAGTGTAGCGCCTCAGACATTAACTTTAAACTCAGATTTAACTTGGTCTATAGAAGCTACTAGTTTCTCTCCTGAACCTTCTTATGAGGCAGGATATACTCCCGGAGGGACTATAACTTTAACTCCTTCTCATACATCAGGAGTAGATAGAACCTTTACAGCATCTAGTGCAGTATTTTTAACTGGAGATGTAGGTAGGCAAATAATTAATAATGCTACTGGAGAAACAGGAAGAGCAGTTATAACTTCTATAACCTCTAGTACTGTAGCAGTAGGCGATATAATTGATAACTTTACTGATACAAATGCTATAGCAGCTGGGGATTGGACATTAGATTTAAGTCCTGTAGTAGAATTAGCATTTGATGGTTCTTCTATAGGCTCTGTAGTTAATGTTAGATCTGAATATTTATCAGGATTTTTAGGCCCTATATTAACAGTTACAGGTATAACTAGTGCAGATCCTGGAGTAGTAACTACAAGTACTGCTCATAACTTTTCTAATGGAGATAGTGTAACTTTTGATGATATAGTGGGTATGTCTACATTAAATGGTAAAGTGTACACAGTAGCTAATGTATCTACATATACTTTTGAATTAAATGGTGAAGATACTTCTGGATATGTTGCTTATGTATCTGGAGGTATAGTACGCAAAAGATTTGCAGGACTAGCTTGTCCTGCTTTTAGATCTGCTGATGTAGGTAAATTTATTAAAGCAGCAGGTGGAGTATTAGAAATAATATCAGTTAATAGTGGTTCTAGTATAGACGCCTTAGTATTAAAGTCTTTAAATGCTACAACTAATACGGCTACTTGGAGCTTAGAAGTAGCTACTTGGACTGCGACCAGAGGCTATCCTAGAGCTATAGGGCTATTCGATCAAAGACTAGTGTACGGAGGTACTACTACCCAAAATCAAACAATCTGGATGTCTGAAGCCGGCTTATATACGTCATTTGGTACAGGTCCTGATACCGAAGATTCTATAGAAGTAGACTTAGATTCTAATGAAGTCAATCAAATTAACTGGATGGCAGAGTCAAGAGATTTAATAATTGGAACTTCTGGGGGAGAATTCTCACTTACTCCTAGTACAACGTCAGTTATACCTGCTATTTATCCAAGAACTTATTATGGGTCTAAAAAACAACAAGTAGCTACTATAGGTGAAGAAGTAGTATTTGTTCAAGGAGCAGGGACTAAAGTTAGAACATTTAGATACGATTTTAACGTAGATTCTTATACAGGTGAGGATTTAACCTTCTTATCTGAACATATAGCTATAGATGGAATTAAAGAAATAGCGTATGCACAAGAACCTTACAGTATAATATATGCAGTTACAAATACCGGAGAGTTATTGTCTGGCACCTACGATCGGTCGAAAAGGGTGATAGGCTGGACGAAACATATTACCGATGGGTACTATGAGGCTGTTCAGACGATAACACGCGGTAGTGAGGATCAAGTATGGGTTGTAGTTAGAAGAACTATAGGAGGTGCTACTAAAAGATACATTGAAGTATTTCTTAACGGTTCAGGCGAAGACGATATACACGGGTTTTCTGATTCCTACTTGACTTTGAGCTCTCCGAAGACAATTTCAGGTATAACACTGGCAAATCCTGCAGTAGTAACAGCAACTAGTCATGGTTTTTCTAATGGAGATCACGTGATAATTAAAGGTTTAATAGATCCTTATGAGTTATCATTGGACTCAGATAAAGATTTAATATCAAGTTTAAATGACACTAGTTATGAAATAGCTGGGGTAGCTACTCATACTTTTCAATTAGTAGGTTTAAATACAACTGATTTTAATGCTTATGGTTCTGGCGGAGAAGCATTCAAAAAAGTATCTAGTATATCTGGATTAACACACTTAGAAGGTAAAACGGTACAAGTTAAAACCGATGGAGCTGCTCATCCTGACGAAGTAGTATCTTCTGGCGCAATTACTTTAGATTGGTCTGCAGGAGAAGTAACTGTAGGTTTACCTTATAGGACGACTTTAGTTACCAAAAGTATTGAATTTGATGTAGGTTTAGGTTCAATGCAAGGTCAAAGAGTACGTTGGAGTAATCCTATACTTAAAGTTTATAAATCCGTCAAGCCTATAATTAATACTACTTATATACCTGCTAGAAGTGCTGCAGATGAATTAGGAGTTAAAATACCTTTATATTCAGGTACTGTAGATTATGGCCCTTTAAATTGGAGTGACACCTCATCTATAACAATAACTATAGAAGATCCTTTACCTTTAAATTTAGTAGCTATAACTGGTGCGGTAGATGGTGGAGTAATATAATGGCTAAAAATAAAAGACCTCCAATAACTTTTAATAGACCTGACGTCTTTAAATTAGTTCACGGTATAACTAAAGATGAATATAATATAATATTAGAAAGACAATCTAATTGCTGTAAAATATGTGGTAAACATAAGGTAAATTTTAAAAAACAATTATTAGTAGATAAAGTTGGAGATAAAGTGAGAGGTTTACTTTGCCCAACATGTAAAGCAAGTATGGATGCTTTAGGGGAAAATGCAATTAATGTAATTTCCTACTTAGAGGAGTAATAAGATGTCAGATTTTTTTAGCGGTATATTTGATAATATTCAATTAAATCCTAATATTGATTGGGGAAATACTGCACAATCAATTGCTGGATTAGGACAAATGTATGCTGCAGAGCAATATCAACAACAAGCAACTGAAAATCAAATTGCTCAATTAAGATATTCAGGCCAAATAGCCGCTCAAGGGGCGCTACTTTCAGCTGAAGGTTATAGAAAACAAGCAGCTTTAGTTCCTGAAGTTCTACAATTTAATCTAGCCGTAGATAATCTTAACACTCAAAGAAAACTACAAGCACAAGGAAGGTTGTTCCAAAGAACTTTAGGCTCTCAAGTATCTCAAATAGCTGCTTCTGGTGTATCATTGACTTCTAAATCAGCTTTAGAAGTTAGAAATGAGACTATTAGTACTGCAGCTACACAGATGTTGAATACTAGATTAGACGCAGAAAATGCTCGTAGAGCAACTGTGTATCAAGCTGAAATGCAACAATATCAATTAGAAGAGCAAGCAAATGTTCAAGAATATCAAGCTCAATTAGCTCAATGGAATGCTGATGTACAAGCAATTAATGCTCAGAATGCTCAAGCAGCTAGAAGTTATCAATCAAGTAGACAGATGTGGAATACATTACCCACATTAATGGGTGAGTTTTTCCAACAATAATAAGGAAACTATATGGCGACAATAGCTAGACCAGACGATACTAATCCTGCTCTATCCAATGCTGGAATTAATCTAGGAGTTGTTCAATCAACAGGTAGAGGAAGCATATCTGCAGGAGAACTATTAGGCCAAGCTGCTAATACGGCAGCTCGTTCAGCTGATGAATCTTTAAAGGCTGCTCTACATGTATCTCAAGTAATAGACCAAGAAGGTCAAAAACTATTTAATGATTCTAAAGCTGCATATCAAACTTCTGTATTGCAGAATAAAATGGTCGAAGCTACACAAAGATTTCTAAAAGGAAAACAAGGTAGAGAAAAACAAACTGTAGACGCTAATGGTAATCCTACATACCAATCCTTAAGCAGCGACATATCTTCAATAGGGGACAACATACTTAAAGATGTAAGATCTACTATTATAGATCCTGAAGTAGGTAGAATGTTTCAAGCTAAATTTGGGGAGTATGTAGCTCAACAAAAAATATCTTCTTTAAAGAAGGGCTTAAGCCAACAATCAGAATTCGCTAAGTATTCATTAAGTAAGAATTTAAAAGAATTAGCTAATCAGGCTCTTATAGATGAAACAGGGATGATGGACTCGTATAGACAAAGAGGTTTAGAAGCTATAGAACAATCCTTTAAAGCAGGTGTAATATCCTTTAAAGAATATGATGCTCTAAGTTCTAATTTTAAAGAGCAAGTAATAGCTGATAGATTAATGAAATCTATTCAAGTTAATCCTGAAGAAGCTGTAGCTTGGCTATCTAATACTTCTACTAAATTAGGAATTCAAGAAGCTACTAAATTAGACTTAGACGCTAAACTAAAAACTAGACTTCATAGTTTAGATATCGAGAGAGCTAAAGCAAAAGAAGCTGCAGAACTAGATAATTTAGCTCAAACTGCTAATATAATATCAACTATAGATTCTAAGATTGCAGCAGGTAATATGACTGCAGAAGATTTAATGATAGTTAGAGATAAATTAGCTCCCTCTACATATAAACAATTAGCTTCTAAATTTATTTCTGTAACTGCAGATAAAGAAATAGAAAATCTTCAGTTAAAATCTTTAGGACAAAAAATAGCCGAAGGAGAAGGAATCTCAGACGCTAGCCCTAAATTAGTAGATTCTTATTTTAATCGTATGGTACAACAAGCAAGTGACCAATTAGGAAGAAATGTCACCCTTTCTGAAGAAGCTCAGTTAGCTGCTAGTATACCTACAGAAGTAAAATCTTTCAGTAATAAATTAAATTATGTAACTAAATATGGTACTCCTCAGCAAGCACAAGAAGCTATTGCTGCATATTCTTATATTAAGGATAGAAATTTAGGTACTTTAGGTAAAGGATTTGATTCTAAATCTACTGCTATTATGGAGCACGCTCAATTATTAGTAGAAAAAGGAGGAGTATCTCCTGTAGAAGCCCTACAACAATCTAGAGAATTAGTATTAAATAAACCTGAAGACATTAGAATTCAGAATTTAAAGAATTTTAATAAAGAGAGATCTTTACAGAAAGGCACTGCCCTAACTGAATTAGCTGCTGATAATTTACCAGGAGCTGAAAATATGTTTGGTAGAAACAGGATAAGTAAAGAAGCTTCAGATACCTTTTATGAATTCTTAAGAGATGGTTATGCAGAATTAGGTAATAAAGATTCAGCAATTAAATATGCAGTTCAAATGATGAGTCAGAATTATGGTATTTCTGAAGTATCGGGTAAGAAAGAATATTCTTACAGGCCACCAGAAAAAATTCTTGGTATGCCTGCAGAGACTATACGCAAGGTATTAATTAATGAAGTAAAGGATATAGGTATATTACCAGTAGGAATTGATGAAGATAAAATCTCTTTAATATCAGATAGTTATACTTCTAATTCAATCTCTATGGTAGATCCTAAAACTGGGGAAAGAAAGGATATACCCTCATGGATTGCTTGTTATGAAGTAGAAGGTTTAAAATATCCAGTATTAAATAAAAATACTCATAAACCTTTTAGATGGACTCCTGTAGGTTCTAAGTACTTGACTTCTAATCAAAAACCTACAATTTCTAATTTAGAGAATGCTAAAAAGTTAAATGAAATCTTTAGGCTTTCTGGTGGAAGTAAAGAAGCAGTATGGAGACAATCGGTAGAAACCGAAAAAGAACTTAGAAACTCTCCTGAATTTAAAGCTATAGATACAGAGCTCTCAGACCAAATATAAGAGGTATACAATGCCATTTTTTACAGAAGATGAAGTACTTCAAGGAACTATTAATCCTATAGTTAATACTGACGGTAGTACTACTGTAGAGACTGTTAAAGATAAAACTAGTTTTTTAGAAGCAGCTAGAGCTTGGCATTCTGTAGAAAACCCCGTATTTAGATTAGCTACAGAGTTTATGCAACCTGAAGCCTCTAATATATTAGATCCTAATTTTAAACCTATAGATGAGCTTCAAACTAACAGGCCAGATCTAATTGAATATGCAGATAAATTTATAGAAGTTAAAAATAACGAAGAATATAATCGTAAAGTATTTAACATAGATTATGAATTACAACAAAAAGAAATCTTAAGTAAAGCTTCTACTCCTACTCATTTAATAGCCGCATTAGCAGATAGCTTAGTAGATCCTATAACTTTAATACCGTTCGCCAAAGTAGCTAAGAATGCTAGTACTTTAGTTAGAACTGCTTCAGGGGCGGCTAAAGGATTAGCTTTAGGGGCAGCTACAGGATTAACTAGAGAGGCCATACTTCAAACTACCTCAGAAACTAGAACTATAGAACAGACAACTACAAATCTAATTGCAGAATCTGTAGCGGGTACATTATTTGGAGGTGTTATAGGAGCATTAAGTAAAGAATCTGCGGCCGCCAGTAAAAAATTATTGGCTTCTGCTATTGATTCTGAACATGAAATTAAATTTGTAGTAGACGACTTTACCCAAGATATGGCAGGTAAGGTTGCATACCAACAAGCTATAGAAGAATCCGCTCAAAAATTACCTACGACAGAATTAATATCTCCTAAAGGAGTAGTATCACTTTCAGGTGAATCTAACATTCGTATGGCGTTAGATATTAATGCAGCAGAATTAGCTGAACAATCAGGTAAAGAATCAATTGAAAAGCTATTAGATAGAAGCGTAGGTGCAGCAGAGACTGTAGGAGCAGATATTGGTTTAGCTCACATTAATAAACTAGTAGTTAAAACTCTTTCAGGTGCTGAAGTTCCTTGGTTAGAACAAATAGCTGCCCCAGAGTTAAGAGCAGCAATAAGTAAATCTCAAACAATTCAAAAATTAGGTGATGTATTTTATGATGCTCCCTTAATTAAAAAACAACACGCTCAAGGTATTAGTATCGGAGATAAAGCTGAATCTATGATTTCTAGAAATAGAAGATCTTTAGTTAACGATGCTGATCAAATAATGAATACTTATACAGAATATACTGGAAAGGGAAGAATTCTAAGCGGGTTAGAAACTACTAGAGGGTCAGATAAAATATCCTTTAGAGAGTTTTCTCGTAGAGCTTTTCAGAATATGACTGATCATTTAAGAGTCGATGAAATTCCAGGAGTTAATAAACTCTCTCAACTTCTTAGATCTAAGATGGATAGTAGACTTGCAGAAATGGAAACTGCTGGAATATTTGAAGGTCAAATAGATAAAGAGTTTATGAGAAACTACATGACTCGAGCTTATGATCTAGATAAATTAGCAGACCCTAGAACACAAGATCAATTCCTAACTAAAGTAGGTAACTGGCTAAGAAATTATGAGCCTGATGGTACTCCATTAGCTCGCTCTAGAACTGCAGAAGAAGCAGATAAGATTGCTTATTCTTTTCTTAGAGGTATTAGAGGAGAATCAGATCAAGCAGTAGCTATTAGCGGTATGATGGAGAATTTAATATCTAAAGGTAAGTTTACTAAAGAACGTCAATTAATGATTCCAGATTCAGAGATACAAGAATTTTTAATAGACGATGCTTTTAGATTATATAATAATTATATGGAAAGAACTGGTAGAATGCTTGCGGCTAAGGAATCTTTAAAGAAAACTGGATTCGGCTCTATAGAAGATGTAATTAGAAGTATAAAATCGGATGCAGATAAATCTATTCTAGGAATCACAGATGAAGCAGAAATAGCTAAAATTAATAGATATTTTGGACAACAAGAAAAATTTGCTGTAAAGATGTATAGATCAGTACTAGGTCAAATCAGAAAACCAGGATCAAGTGATAGATATATAAGTAGATTATTAGATTATAACTATACTAGGCTTTTAGGAGGAGTAACTCTTAGTAGTTTATCAGAAATCGCAATGCCTATATTTAGATTTGGAATGTGGAATACAATTAAAGATGGGTGGTACCCTATGATTAGAAGTATGAAAACTTCTAAAATAACTAAAGAACAACTAGATGATAGTATAGGAGCCTTAGAATTAAAAATGAATAACGCTCTTAGATTACTTGACGGAGTAGAAGATACTGATATAATACTAAGAGAGTTCTCTAAAACTGATATAGCCTTTAAAGCAGCTACAGGAATATTATCTAAAGCATCCTTTATTGGTGACTGGACAGCTATCGGATCAGGTATTGCTGGTCAAATATCTTCTGCAAGATTAACTAGACTTATTAGAAAAACTACTAAATCTCCTGAAGATATGGAAGTATTAGCCTCCATAGGTATAGATAAGAGTATGTACTCTAGATTAGAACAACAAATAAAAACTCATACTCAAAAATTAAAGGGCTCTTATGTAATTAATCCTCATTTATGGGATGATCAAGAAGCTCTTAATATCTTTAAATCAGCGGTGAACACTGATGTAGAATCTACCATACTTAAAAGCGGCATAGGTACCCAACCTTTATGGATTCAAGAAAATGCTTTAGGTAAGGTTTTCTATCAATTTAACTCATTCATGAATGCAGCTACAAGTAGAGTACTTATAAGCGGTATTCAACGTAGAGATAAAGACGTACTCATAGGTATCATAGGCTTAGTACATATGGGTGGTATGGTACAACTTTTAAGAAATTGGTATCAAGGAAGAGATGTAGAACTTGATTATGGAGACTTTATAACTGCAGGATTAAGTAATTCTGGTGTATTAGGTCTAATGGGTACTAAATTCTTAGATACTTACAGGACTGCTTCTGACCCAAGTAAAGCTAGATTCTTGGATTCTACAGTAGAAGGTTCTATAATGGGCCCTACAGCAGGAACTATAAGACAAGCTACTAAAGCGATACAGGGTATGACTGATGATGAAGTAACTAATGATGATATTAAAGCAACATTAAGATTTTTACCTTATAGTAATTTGCCTTATGTTACTGGATTAATGAATCAAGTATGGCCTTCAGATGAGTAAATACAAGTATTTAATTTACTGTATATTAATACATATTAAAGGATATCCCGGAGAATAAAATGACTGTATCTGCACTATATGAACCTGATGTATATAACGGAGACGGAAGTCTTGATACTTTTCCTGTTACATTTGATTTTCTAAATGATAGTACCTATTTAAAAGTATCCTTACAAGACGAGACCGCCTTAACTTATACTCTTTGTTATGAGCATCTACAATATGAAATGTCCGGCAGTAATGTAGTGTTTCAAACTGGATATATACCTACAGCAAATGATATAGTTATTATAGAATTTAATTCTGACTGGTTACAGAGTTCAGATTATGTTGAAAATTCTGCTTTACCTGCAGAAAATATGGAAGACGACTTCGATAAATTAAAGTTAGAAGTACAAGCTTTAAGAGACCTTACAGCCAGAGCATTACGTGTAGGTCCTGAAGTTGACCTAGATTTAGTTGACCCAAGAGATTATTTCGACGTAGCTTATGTTCCTGAAATAGAAGCTTTAACCGAGGTTAGTGCAGAATTATTAACTTTAGCAGCAGAAGAGTCTGAGTTAACCGCCTTAGTTGCAGTAGATGATGATTTATTAGATATAGCTGCTAATTGGACGCCAGCAAGTGCTTCAGGTGCCGCAAGTTTAAGATTTAAAGAAGACTCAGATAATGGAACTTCAGGAGTTTACATTAAAGGCCCTGCAAGTTTGTCAGGAGATGTCACCCTTACTTTACCAGATAGCGATGGAGATGTTGACCAGTATCTTAAAACAGATGGTTCTGGAAATATGAGTTGGGCGACTGTAGATGCTTCTGCTGCTCCGGGCGGTGCTGGAAATGATACTCAAGTAATAATTAATAAAGCCGGAGATTTATATTCTGATGCTGCCTTTCATGTATTATCTAGTGGTGATTCGGCAGGTATAGGTGCAGTATATAGTACTAGTTATCATGGATCTACTAATGTAACTATTGGATATCCGTCAGGATCCACTGCTCCTCAAACAGGAGTTATAAATCTTTATAATAGTACCCATACTAAATATGGTACTATAGGTGTATCTAATTCAGCATCTAGTGCAAATGTTGCCTTTAATTTACCTAATAATAATGGTTTTTTTCAAGGTATATTATGTCATGATTATAATACTCCTTATTGGTCAACAGCAGCTAACTTATGGACTTTCATAATAAATGAAGCTACCTTTATAAATTTACCTTCTACTAGTTATCCTACTAGGTACTATTTCCATGAAGTAACCTCTAGCGGAACTAATAAAATAACTATGCAATCTCCTGACGCATTAAGCGCAGATTATACTTTAGTATTGCCTACTACAGATGGTGATGCTAATCAAGTAATGATATCTAATGGATCTGGAATTTTAAGCTGGTCTGCAGTAACTGATTTAGTTTCTGCTGCTAGTGATACAGTTGCAGGTAAAATAGAAATAGCTGTTCAATCTGAAATGGAAGCAGGTTCAGATAATACTCGTGCAGTATCTCCTGCAGTACAACAATATCATCCAAGCGCCTCAAAAGCTTGGTTTTATAGTGCTGATATGTCAGCAGCAACAATTTCAATCGATAAAAGTTATAATATAACAAGTGTAACAGACAATGGTACAGGAGATTATACAATAACAATAGCTACTGATTTTTCATCGACTGCTTTTGCAGTAGTAGCTACAGCGTCTACAACAGCGGGAGCTCCCTTAATAGTTGGGTCTGTAATAGTAGATGCGTCTAATGTTAGAATAAGAGTTACTGATCACGCAGGTTCTGCTACAGATGCTAATGTGTTATCGGTAATTATGTTTGGTGATCAATAAATAGGAGATAAAAATGGCAGCACCTGCACTTAGTATTGTTGAGTTGGCTGAAGATGATCGTACAGTCATCTTAAGAGCTAATATAGCTGAAGGAGGAGATGCGGATTTAACTAATATGGTATTAGCTGATATAGCTAATTATGCTGCAGTTGGTCCTGTAGCTGTTGCATTATCTATTAGAAGAGTCTGGTGGTCTCTAGAGAATATGAACGTAGACCTTAAATTTGAGGCCGATACGCCTGTTAAAGCGCTATCCCTTAGCGGGAACGGCAGTTATGATTTTGAGGCTATCCACGGAGTTAAAAACCCAGGAGGTTCAGGATCTACTGGTAGTATACTTTTAGATACTTACGGTATAGCAATCAACGCTGCAGCCGGAACAGTAGGTTCTTTAGTTATAGAATTCTGGAAAGTTAGATCAGGAGAATCTGGTGGAGAATTAGACTCAGCGGCCACATCTTCCCTATTTACTCCTGAAGTTCCAGAAGTATCTGGCGGTATAATAGTAGGTGGAAATAGTTCTGCTGCCGGTTATATTCAATTCTTAGAGGATTCAGATAATGGAGCGCATTATATTCAAGTACAAGCTCCTGCAAGTGTAGCTGCTAATGTAGTATTAACTCTTCCAGGTACTGATGGAGATGCTGGACAGTATTTACAAACTAATGGTTCTGGTGTAATGAGTTGGTCTTCAGTTGTTGCTGACGGTTACTTTACAGCTGAAGCTGCAACTACTCCTACAGTATTACATTTACATGAAGCTACAAATAATGGAACTAATAAAGTTTCTATACAAACCGCAGATGCTTTAGCAGCAGACTACGTAGTAACTTTACCTTCTGTAACAGGAACTATATTAACTGATCAAGCAATTGGAGTTAGTGTACAATCTCATAGTTCAGACTTAGACGATTTAATTGTTCAATGGGTACCTAATGAAACGCAAGCTTCTAGCTTAACCTTTAAAGAAAGATCTACTAACGGTACACAAGGTGTTACTGTTATAGCTCCTACAGCTTTATCTGCTAATTATGTTATGACCCTTCCCCAAACTACGGGAACTTTCTTAGCGTCTACGGATATAGGATCAAGTGTTCAAGCTTATGATGCAGGGTTAGCGTCTATTGCTGGATTAACTACTGCTGCTGATAAAATGATTTATACTACAGCTTCGGATACTTATGCAACTACAGACCTAACAACTGCTGGTAGAGCTATATTAGACGATGCTTCTGCTTCAGATCAAAGAACTACTTTAGGACTTGCTATTGGTACTGATGTTCAAGCTTATTCTGCAAACTTGGCAGATTTAGCTACAAATTACACTAAGGCTTCTGCA